GTCATGGCGCGATGGTGGATGACTGCGGCTTTGGCTGCATACCTTGCAGGCACAACCGATACCCACTCGTCATGTACGTTCAGGTTAATCGGCACACCTGCCTTTGCGATTTGCAGGGCTTGCCACTTAAGAATGGCAAAGGACAAAGCCTGCGTGAGGTTTTCACAAAGTTTGCTTCCCCACACACGCACAGCCATTGATTTGCTTCCCTCAAACTTGTCAAATACATAGTTTGTTTTTCCGGTGTCGTCTGTTTCTTTGCGCAAATTCTGATACCAAATACAGGTTCCGTTAGGAAATTTTATTGACGGGATAACTGTGCCGTTAAACCGGCTTGCACCATCCGCGAAAAACAAATTATCATCTTTCCCGCCGAACCACATTTGTTGTCCGCCATACATGACATCCAATACCCGTTGGCAGGTTTTCCAAAATTGGGAAATCATGTTGTTCTTTGTACGAAACGCCTGAATTAACTCGTCTGCTATTTCCGCAGCTTCGCTGTTTTTCTCCAGTTGCATCCTCGCACGAAAAGTCGAAGCGGACATCCCGTATCCTGCGGCAAGACAGACGGTCTTGCCCATATTGCGCATCATTTTTCCCTCTTTGGTTTTCTCCACCTTTGCTGCATGGAGAATTTCCTCATAAGGTCTATGGTAAATAGCCGTCGCCATATCCACATACGGGTCAAGGTTTTCCTGAAAAACTTTTACGAGGTCTAACTGGTTGGACATTACAGCGTTTACGCGCAGCTCAATCTGACTACTGTCAGTAGGCAAAACGATACACCCTTTGCGTGCGCGCATACTTTGCCGTAAAATTGGTTCTTTGAAACGCTTGGACAAATTTTGCAAATTTAGTTTGTCGCTATTATGAACTAATTTTCCATTAGCCATATAGCGCTTTCTCGGACCGCAGTCCAAGATGTCAAACACTAAAACACTTGCGCCAGATGCGTAGTTAAGCGTCGGCTCAATGCGACTAAGTCTGGAAAATATATTAAACGCTAACATCCGGTCGGCTTCGTCCAGTGTTTGAATCAGATTGATGAACGGGTTTTCGCCTTTAACCAGCGGCTTCTGGTGCTGCATAAACGCTTCCAGACTCATGGTCTCGTCGCTGTCAGCCGACAAGAAGCATTGATGCCCCGGCGTCCCGGTAAGGTCATCCCAAGTTATGCACTCCTTAATACCGGCACACACGAGTCCACCGTGGTCCACCCACTCTTCGCCATCCCATACCTGATGTTCATCTGTCAGGTCGCGTATTGGGATATTAAACATATGCCACTCATATGGTGTGGACAGCCTGTGCATCCCGTAGCGCTCATACGCTTCCCGCTTATACCGCACATATATATCCGTCTCACCAACAAAGCATCCGCCGTACCGCCCCGTGTGCGCAGCAGCATATGCTAACGGTGCGGGAAGCAAACCGCGCGAAGCAATGTCAAGAAACGCCTGCGTCCGGGTTTCTTCCATGCTGGACTGCACACCCAGCCTGGTCTCAACCAACAAGCGCACAAGCTCGTCTTCATGCTCCAGCAGGGCAATAAATTCCTGGTCGGTCTTGCTTAACGCCGGAATCATCTTTGCCTGCTTCTCGCTCCACTTCAGCGGACAATCCACTCCAAGCCGCTCCAGAAGGACGACAAACTTCGCACTTGAGCGAAGGTTCGTGTGCAGCTCGTCGATGTCCGTGAAGCCCAGCTGCGCGGCAAGCACACCCAGTTTTTCCTGCCGCTGCGCCTCAAGCCGTGTGGCATAGGCCTGCAACAATGGCACATCCAAATCAAACGCCGGTTGTGTCCACATCTTGGTGGTAATGTCGCTCATCAGCAGCTCGTCCGTCGGGCAGAAGGGAAGCATATACTGGTAGAGGGCGTAGCACAGTTCGCTGTCCAGCTTGCAGTAGTCGCCATACTCCTGCCATTGTTGCTCCGTCATGTCGGCCGCGTGGACACCCAGCATATTGTGAACCGTGCCGCGTTTCTGCTCTGCAACAAGCCCCTTCTCCTGCATCCAACCGGACAGCTTGGCGAGGCTTTTACCACCTGCAACCCGGTCAAGCCCGGACAACTTCGCCATGATGACGGTGTCCACGGTAAAGAGTGGGTGGACGTTGTAGCGAAGTCCAAGGATGCCTTGGTCGAATTTGGTATTGTGGCTCAAAAATGGTGAAGTTTCATGAGTTTGGACTAATTCTCTGATACGCTGTAACCCTTCCTCCCTCCGGTAAAACTCGGTGGGGTTATCCCCCACCTTGATTGACACGCCAATCATTTCAAACTGGTCGCAGCGGATATACTTTTCGGTTGTGATTTTGGAAAGGGAATATTCCTTGTCGTAATAAGTTTCAAAGTCTATGACAACAGGCACACGCCAGTTTATTTTGCTTGGGTCTTTGTACAGTTCAACAGGTTTCATAACGGCTCCTCAAATTTGTCAGTAGCAATCTTAAATCATGCCCAGTAATTTATTGGCGAACATTGCTGCTTCTTCTTTATGAATAAAGCAAAGCCCATTCCCGAATACACGGTTGTCGGTGTCGTCATTATCCCACACAAGTTCTTGTACTTTATCCGAGGAAGTTATATCAGGTACATAATACTTCATGCCCGGTTTTATCTTGCTGGCAAACAGTATCATCCGCACCCAGCGCTTGCAGAGCTGTTGCAGGTATTCATCACTACCGCCGCCAAAATCGGTTTGTTCTATCTGTTCTACAACTTTCTTCGGAAAAGAATGCGCACTTAACGCACAAATCAAAAATCCGGTTACACACCCTTTTTGCAAACGCTGCACCAGTTCTTTGCTTTCTTCGGCAGAAATATTGTTGCTCCAGCATTTTTTGAATATATATGCCTGCTCCTGCAATGTCCGGGGAAAATAATTATCAGATATTACTGGTTCTTCTTTCAGGCAAGTACAAAACTTCTCGCAGAACATTTTAAGTTTTTGTTCATTGTAATGCCTGATTGGTACGTCGTTGTTAAACGATACACCATCTTCTTCCCAAACGGTAAAACAACATTTATATCCCCACAGGTAATACAACTTTTCAGTCATTGCCTGTACTTCATCATACAAACCTGTTTCGGTCAGCTCAAACCGCATCCGGTTGCGCAAGCCATCGTAGCAGCCTGGGTGCAGATAGCGATTGTTTGCCAGCTTGCACATAACCGCTGGCGGGGAATAAGGGTACAAGCAGGTCATAAATTCCTGCATCTTGTCATACTTGCAGTCAGCGAGCATTTCCACCATCAGATTGGTCACCGCGTACCAAAACACTTGCGGCAAATCTTTTTCGTCTCCTGCTGCATTTTGCAAACGTTTTTTAAGCTCTTTCATTTCTTCCCCCAAAATACATAATCAACTGCTACGGCAATCAGCGCAAAGGCGACGGCAAATACTGTCGCCACCAAGCTGAAACAGACGCATCCGACAAACCAGTCAAGTGCGTTTTCTGCAATCATCTGAATCATGATATAGCTTCCAGTCGCAATTCCTGCAACCGATGTGCTGGTCTGCTCACTCTTCTTTCTCCAACGCGGCTTGAAGCGCTGCTTTCAAGCTGGGGAACACATTATTATGGCGTAACTGCTTATTATCGAAAGCATCGTTGTCCCACTGCGACTCGTCTACTACAAATGTATCCCCATAGCCGTCTTTTATAAGCCAATAAGTCTCTCCTGTTTCCGGCTTCCATTTGGTTTCTTCTTCCGGCATCTTTGTTTTGGCAAAAACTTCTGAAAACGCCTTCAGACGATGGCAAATCGGCAAATCAGGTTCGTTTTCCAAATTTGCACTCAAGAATGTATAATGCAAACGTACACCAAAAAGCGCACCGACTTCATCATGCAAACATTTTACAAGTTTGCGTGTTTCTTCCTGCGCAGTTTTATCTGCCCGGTACGATTCATACGATGCCAGTTTATTCAGCTCGTCATACTCGCCGGGGTGCAGGTAGCGGTTGCTTTTCAGCGTACGTAATACTTGCGGTCGTACATAGTAATCTAATACCTCAAAGATTTCGTCCCAGTCTATTTCTTGTCTCTCGCCCATTAACTGCACGAGGCTATTCGTTACCGCCAGCCAAAAATGATGCGGAATAGCAAGCTGCTTATCCTCTCCTCGTATCGGTGCCAACGGTAATTCTTTTACCGCTTTGACTGCGGCTTCCAGTTTGACTTTCAATAATTCAGTATTCATTTCTCTTCTCCAATTAACCACTCAAGATACTGTTTGGCTTTCTCCAAATCCTGCACGCCGCCCTTGTATTGGTAGCGTGCAAGATACTTGATGATATTGCCCCGCAGAAAACCCTTGAACTCCTCTGGCGTCAGCCAGCATTTGAGAAGCTCTACCGGCTGTGGGGTCAGGCGACGGTAATGGTCGCCACCTACCTGTTCATGTACCTGCCTGCGCAAGCGCGCCAAATTCTCAAGGTCTGCCGCTGTCTGTATATCTACTGCATTCCGGCGAGGGAATTCACCCTGCAAAAAATTTTTCACCAGCGACGGCAGCTCGTTAAATTCTTCTCTCGTTATCGGATAAT